GATACTTTATAATCCCCGCTCCATTGGCCCCTTAGCTCAGTGGTTAGAGCAGGCGACTCATAATCGCTTGGTCGCTGGTTCAAACCCAGCAGGGGCCACCAGATTTAGTGATTAAAATCATGCATTTAAGCCACCTCACAAGGGTGGCTTTTTTGTTTGTGCATTTTGAGTGGCGATAAAATGGCGATGGATTTTTAACGGGTGGTGGGCTGCAGCTATAAAAAACCCGCCTAAGCGGGTTATAACCATAGATTTTGTTGTTGCTCTCGCCCGTGATTTTTGGTCGGGTGAGGTGTAGCTGGTCTGACTTTACCGGGACACATGATAATGTCTGTCACTGTCTCCAGTGATTTAAACGTACATCCGCAGTTAATATTTTGGCACTGGTTATAGCGTTCTTTAGTCATTTCGGAAATGATCAGGCTACTACGAGTGTGTGCTGCATGGTGACACTTAGGGCAATTCATCATTTAAAATAATCCCCAAAGGAAAATAAGAATTCACTTAAAGTGAATTTACCATTCAATCCATTTCTAAGCTATCGATTTTCACCTCAAGCTCAATGCTAGTCGTGTAGCCACTGTCGGCGCTCAGGCTGTGCGTCAGCGTGGTAATGATCCATTCGCCCTCATCAATCTGTTTTTTGAATCCCGTCACCTTTACCGGCATTTCGGTGTAAAGCTCAGCGCGCCCGCGCGCCGGCTGGATCGAGAAGGTCGCAACGCCGCGCTGCAGCCGTTCCCACTGCATTTTTGCTGCCCGCTCCGCGTTTGAACGGTTGGCATAGGTGCGGCTCAGTACCAGCACGTTTTCATCGGTGCCGACGAGATAATCACCCTGTTTAGCTTCCGGCTCTTTTTTCTTCGCCGTGGTTTTGCGGCGTCGCTTTATTTTTGTTTCCGACTTTTTCGCTGGCTCGCGCGTGTGCAGCCAGCTGGCAATCACGCCGGTCTAGGCGTCGCGGTCAGCCAGGGTAAAGCGGTGACTGTCGCCGTCGCGGCGCTGAATGGTGATGACCGGCAGCGCCCTGCCGCTGGCGTTTTTTCCCTGCCCCTGCCGGATAAACAGCAGCTTGCCGTCCTTGACGCAGGCCAGCGCACCGCACTGGCGGGCAACGCGCATCAGAAAACTGGCGTCGGATTCGTTGGTCTGGTCGATGTGGTCGATTGCCATTTTCTCAACGTCTGCTCCCAGCGCTAAATCCAGCTTGTGCCTGTCGGCAATCGCTTTGGTAATTTCACCAACCGTGGTTTTGTGCCACGACTTTTCTCGCTTGGTGTTAAGGGTCTGGCGAAAATCAGCACTTCGGGCGCGAAGCGTCAGCCGGTCGGGCGTGCCGCTGTGCTCAATCTCATCAACCGTATAACTGCCCTTGCTGATAAGCGGCTCCCCTTCCCAGCCCAGCGCCAGCTTCAGCACCACGCCACGGCGCGGCAGTTGCAGCAGGCCGTCCGCGTCATCCAGCTCAATGTCCAGCTGGTCAGCCTCAAAGCCCCGGTTATCGGTCAACGTCAGGCTGATGAGCCGCTTTTGTATGGCCTGCGTGACGTCTGCACCTGCCATCGTCAGCCGAAACGCCGGGGCGCTGGCTGCCCCTTTTACCCAGCTTTCTGCCTGCATCATCAGAAAAGCCCCCCCACTGCGGCGGTAACTTTACCGGCCACGCCTGCCGCCGCGCTTTTCATGGCATCCAGCTGGCCGCTCAGGCTGCCGAACATCTCGCCCAGCGACTCATCAGCACGCTTTAACGTGAGCGTAAACTCAATGCGCCTGCACGCGCCGTTACTGAAAAACTCGGCCTTAGTCTGGCTCAGGCTCTCAATCACGTACATGCCGTAAATGGTGCCGCTGCCCTCAATGAGCGGCCACGCGCGCCCCAGCTCCGCAATCTGTTCCAGCGCATACAGCGACAGCCTGCCGCCGGTCAGCTCCGGCAGCAGCACGCCGGAAAGCGTCAGCGTGTCGGTGTCCGGCCCTGCAAACTGCAATGACGGGCGAAAGCCCACGCGGTTGTTGGACGGAAACCGCCAGCTGCGCTGCAGCTGCAGCTCCTGATAAGGCACCGTTTCCAGCATGAAAACGAACAGCCCCAGAGTCATCATCATTCGTCAAATCCCCCCTGGTCACGGTAAGAACTGCGCGCGCGGGCCTCAGCCTGCCGCTGCTCAGCTTTGAGTCTGCGCATCACCTCATCAACCAGATCCTGCTGATTCTGTCCCGGCTGCTGCACGATGGTGAATGACGCATTAATTTGCGGCGCGGCAACCGGCGGCGCGGCCTGTGCGCGCTGCGCTTTACTCTGGTATGCCTGCGCGGGCAGGCTCATCGGATGCAGCGGGCGCGCGGCGGCAGGTGCGGCGGCCATCCCCAGCGCCAGCGCAGCCGACGCGGCAAGTGCGGCAGTGCGGCGGCGGCTGGTAATGCGCGCCGGACCGTTGACCAGCTCCGGTCCGTTCTCGCCTGCGATTCCATACTGACCGGCGGGAATGTAGCCGCCATTGTCAAAGAGTCCGGCAAAGCCCGTCGGGGATGCCGGGCTTAACGGGTTGACCGGTGTCGCGCCGCCCTTATCCGCTGAGGGCTTCATGAATCCCGGCAGCAAATCCGTCATGGATGACAGTCTGGCCTTAAGCGCGTCCCATTTGGCCGTGATACCATCAAGTAAAGCGCTGATCATGTTGCTGCCCGCTTCTTTAAACCGCTCCGGCAGCGTACTGGCCGAGTTAACCAGTTCATCCCACTTCTGCGACACGGCGACCTTGATGCTTTGCCACGCCCCGGCGATGCCGTCGCGTATCGCATCCCAGCCCTTGCCGATGACCCCCTGCAGTGCGCCATCCGCGAACAGGGATTTAACCCACGCCCACGCACCGGCTATTTTGCCTTTGATGGCCTCCCACGCTGCTGATGTGTTATCTGTCACCCGCTGCCATGTCGCTTTAAACATTGGGCCGAGGGTGTCCCAGTTGCGCCAGATGTAAATTGCCCCCATAGCAATAAGGCCAATCACAGCCAGAATGGGGTTCGCCAGCATCAGCCGCCCCAGCCACAGCACACCGTTACCGACGATGCCGATAGCGCTCTTAATAAGCCCGAACGCGCTAAATGCCTTAATACCCAGTACGCTGCAGCTCATCCGAATGAGCGCCAGCGGCCCGAGTATGGCAGCCGCTGCTAGCGATAGTGCACCAATGGCCGTTACGGAGATGGCAAACCCGGCGGCCATTCTGAACAGTGCCGCCGTTAGCTGCGGATGCTGCTGTACAAAATTACCCAGTGCGCTGGCAAGGTCGCCAAGCCAGTCAACCAGCCGCTTTAGGTCAGGGGCAACGGTGGCACCAATCGCCGATAGTGCATTAGTGAAAGAGCCGCCAGCTGCGTCCCATCGGTTCGCCAGCGTCTTCAGTGAGGCGTCCACGCGCTCGCGCAATGAGGCCTGATTGTCCAGCTTAGCGGCGGTCTCCCTGTAGCCTTCTATGCCCTTGCTGATCATAATGTTCAGCGCCTGCAGTGTTTCAGCGTCATCACCAAAAAGAGTATTCAGCACCGACTGACGCTTGCCGTCGTCGGTGATTTTTTTCAACTTCGCCAGCTGAGCATATAGGTTTTCCAGTCCGGCAAACTGCCCCTTTTTGTTCTGGAAGTTGAGTTTTATGCCGGTGCCTGCAAGCTCATCGTTGGCCTTGCCAATTTTCTTATTGTTCAGCGTGGCCTGAAAAATCTTGCGATAGGCATTGCCAGCAGACTCACCGGCCATGCTTGCCTGATCGGCCATCACCAGCAGCGGCGCAAAAGTCTTAGCGGCGGTGATTCCCTTTTGATGGATGATATCCATCGCGCTGCCGATTTTGGAAAAGCCCTGCAGCATGTTGTCCGAATCGACCCCCGCATAAAATCCCTTCTGGATGATGTCGGTGAGCGCCATCATGTCCTTTTCACTGGTCTGCGTGGCGTCCTGCAGCTTCGCCGCAAACTCGGCTGCATCCGTTGGCGCCATCTTTAGTTGGACACCGAGGTAAGCCGTGGCCTCGCCCAGCCCGCCGAGTATCGCCTGCGCGCTCATCCCCTGACGGCGCAGCATGGTCATCATGTTCTGAAAGTCTGCCGTGGTGCCGGGCAGCTTGTCACCCAGGCTCACCGCCAGCCGGTTAATCTGGTCATACTCCGGCAGCACCTTTGCCCCCGGCCCCATCATTGAGGCGGCCAGCTGCGTGGCGGCGTTCTCGGAGTCCGCATAGGCCCGCACCGGTGCCATCAGCGTAACGCCGGTGGTCGCGCCCGTGGCAACCATGCCCGCGCCGTTTCCGGCGAGCTTATTGCGCGTTTCGGTCAGCTTTTCGTGGCGCGCCCGGATGGCTGCGAGCTTCTGCTGCCGCTCACCCAGCCTGCGCAGCTCCGCCTGCTGGCGCTCAATAGCGCCGTTAGCCGCCTGCGCGTCCGTTTTCAGCTGACGCTGTGCGGCGCTCAGTTGCTTGGTGTCGATGCCCGCCGCGCTCAGCGCCTCACGCTGGCGCTGTACCGACAGGCGCAGCCCGTTATAGGTCTGCTGCAGCTGGCTGGCGCGGTTCTTCGCCTGCTCCAGCACGCGGGCCTGCGCGGCGGTAGGACGATTGGTCTCGGTAAACTGCACCGCAAAGCGCGCCGCTTCCTCGCGGGCTGCCTTGAGATTGTTCGCGGTGATGGCAAGCTGCTGGCGTGTTTTGCGAAAGCCGTCAATGCGCCCGGCCTGATCGTTCAGGCTTTTCAGGCTGTCTTTGCTGGCTTTAAGGGTGGCGGACAGCTCCCTGGAGCCGTCGCGCGCACTGCGGAAAGGGCGGGTGATTTTGTCCACCGCCTTAAGTACCACCTGCAGGCGCAGGTCTCTGTCACTCATCGTCACCGGCTCCGTTGCGCAGGATCGCTTTGTGCCGCCACATCAGCACGTCCGCCAGTGACTCCTCGAACATGACCGGCGGCGGCCAGTGAAACACGGTGGCAATGTCTGCCACCAGATCGTCGACCGTCAGGCCGTCAGGAAACCCGACGTCGCCGACTTCGGTAACAAAAAAGTGACCACCTCCACCGACAGCGCCAGCAGGTCTGCGGGATCCATTTCATTGACCTCCTGCACGGTCAGCGCAGGCGTTGACACGCGCGGCAGCACGGCCATCACCGCATTGACGTCCATTTCCATTAACGCCTGCAGGCGCACGCCGCGAAGCGCGCCGGACTGCGGCTTGCGCAGTACCACCTCTTTGATTTCGGTTTTGCCCCGTTTGATCGGCGTGTCCAGGGTGACGGTTTTTTCGTTTTTAATGTCGCTCATGCTCTTAATCCACTGAATAAATTTAAGAAAGCAGCAGGCCTGCGCCTGCCGCCGTGATTACAGGCCCAGCGCGCTGCGGTGGGCTTCCATCATGTCTTTGCCGTCCACGATGTGAACCATGTTGACCAGATCCACCTCAAACAGCACTTCGCCGTTAATGGTCAGCTTGGCGTAGCTGTTGGTCGCGGAAACCTTGGTCGTGTTGGCGTCGCCGGTTTTCCACTCGCCCGAATCCAGCTCCTTGTAGCGTCCACGCGTGACCAGCTCCACCGCCTGCACCTCGCCGGTGTCGTCACGCTGGATTGAACCAGTAAAGCGAAGCTGCACCGCGTCCACGGTTTCCGCGCCCAGCTGCTTAAACAGCAGCGCCTCGGTGCCGCCGACGGTAAATTCCGTGTCCAGCGCGCCATCGTCCAGGCCCATATCAATATCGACGGCACCGGCCATGCCGCCGCCGCGGTACTTCTCAAACTTGCGGGTCAGCTTTGGCAGCGTCAGGGACTCAACCAGCCCCTGCCAGTTGTTGCCTGCGTTGAACAGGTTCAGGTGTTTTAACTTACGGGGTAAGGCCATGTGTTCAGCTCCTTATGCTTTAACGCTGGCGGCGAAGTTGAC